AACAATGCTTGGGTCATTACTAAATGATTTTAGATTTCCCTCAGATAACGTAACAGTGCTTTTTTTCGCAATAGAGTTCATAGTACAAAAGTTATTCGTAGGCGTGTCAGGCACATAGTCGTGCGCTGAGATATTATTGGCAGTCCAGTTGTTGCTGTTGCCGCTGGTGTCGTTGGTGTTGCTGTTGAACTCAAGTCTGAAACCGTTGGTTCCATAGCTACCGCTGTAGGACTTTGGTATCCACGTTCCGTCCTTTGCCTCACCATAGCTGGTGGGTGTCAGGGCTTGACCGTCAATGAAGTGGATACTGGATAGGTAGCCGTCAAATAGGAAGTTATTGTTAATACCTGCACCAATTTTGTGAGGTTGTGTGGTATTTACATCGCTATCAAAATTTAGGGATGGATATGAACCAGATAATGTTTGGCGTTCCCCATTTATGTAAATTTTAATCCGGTCTGTGCTGGTTGCTTGGGTGCTATCCACCTGTAAAACAAGATGATAAAAAGCTGAAGCATCACGAAAAACAGCAACAGTGTCTATCTTCCAGTTGTAAGACGGTGAAGAATAATTATAGAATTGAAATAAATTAGTGCTATCCGTAAACCTTGCCGCAACGTGGTCTGAGCCAGTGCCAGCAGAAAACACTGTTTGCCAAGTACCTAAGTTTCCACGCTTAACCCAAGCACTCCAAGTCCAAGTCTTGCGGTTTCCAGCGGAAGATGGTGTGCGGTTTAAATATGCGCTGCTTCCATCTTCAAAACGCAGAGACTGGTCTATGCTGTAAGGGTAGAAACCAGTGCTAACCTCACCAGAACCCGCTGCTTTTATTATGCTCATGTTAGCGCCGCCGATGCAGAAACAAGGATAGTGTTATTGCCGCTTGCTGCACTACAGTAATAAGCCAGATAATATGTGCCAGTTGCAGATATCGCGGTCAAAGATGCCGCGCTTATTGCTACGCTTGCATGAGCCGCAATTGCGTGGTTGCCGCCATTAATGAACATGATGTTGCCTGACTGCCCTCCAACTGGATTAGTAAAGGTCAGTGTAAGACCTCCGGCGGTAGTGCATTTAAAGTCGTTGCCAACAGCCAGATCAAAGCTGCCATCGTTGTCTGTGGTTACATGACCGCTAGCTCTACCAGCTACTGTGACATCATCGCCAACAGTGACATCACCAGCACTAACAGTTCCAGTGGTTGTAATCGCACTTGCGCCATTGTCAATGCTTCCAAAGCCGCTTGTAATACTGCCAGAGTTTAACGCGCCAGTTGTAACAATGTTGCCGCTTCCAGCGGCTGGCGCTGCCGCAATGTCTGATAGCACCTCTGATGTGCTGCGACTTTCCAAACCGTTTGCTGTAAATCTTGCAAACTCATCATTAGCCACTGAGGCGCTATCAATCTTCACCGCGTTTGTGTTTGATATGCCGAATGTCAATGTGGATTGTGCGCCAATATCAGATAACACCTCAGAGGTTGATCTACTTTCAAGGCCGCTGGCTGTAAACCGCGCATACTCATCATCTTGAACTGAAGCGCTGTCAATTTTGACCGCATTGGTATTTGATATGCCAAAGGTCAGGCTGGCCTGTGCGCCTATGTCTGATAGCACCTCTGATGCAGATCGGCCTTCAATAGCCGTGCCGTCAATCCGCAAGAAATCATCGTCAGCCGCGCCGGTTGTAAACACTGGCAGATTACCGTTAGAAATGCCTGTTGACAGGGTTGCGACAGTAGTGATTGCCGTGCCATTCAGTGTCATGGCATCAGCTTCAAGTGTTCCATCAATGTCAGCATTACCGCTAATGTCGAGCGTTGCTGCGTCTAGCTCACCTGTGATTGTCAGGTTGCGGCCACCAGTGATATCCTTGTTAGCATCAACAACCATTGCTTTGCTTGCCAGCACAGTGCCAGGTGTTATGCCGTCAATCATTTCAAGTTCGGCTTCAGTGATAACCGCGCCACTGCCAAGCGTTAAATCGCCGCCAACTGTCAGGTTGCCAGCAACAGCCATAGTGCTGTTAGCAACAGTGGCATTTGGTGTGATGGTCAAGTGCGTTACATAAGTGCCAGCGGTGTTAATATCGTTGCCAAGCGTTAACAACCCGCCATCTGCTATTGCCAGCTTCCACTCATCGCCTGCATCATCGCCCTCATCTGCCATCAATGTGATAGCAAGGCCAGCGCCCTCTGCTGCTGATATTTTTAGTGAATCCGTTGTGGTTTCATCATATTGAATTAGCACATCAGTATTTGTGCCAAATGCAATGGTTTTATTGTCAGGCAGGGTAATGCCCTGTGCAAACGGTATAGCCGCAGTACAAGTCTGTGTGCCGTCTTTAAGAATAGTCGTGGATAGGCCAGTAGCCATGCCGTCCAGTTCTGTGTCGAACTTGCTGGCAAGGATTTTAACGCCGTTATCCCTATCGGTTGTGCAGTCAAAGGTTCTGCTAAATGTGCCGCCTGAAAATGCCATTAGTATGGGCCTCCTGGTGCGAATGTATAATGTGCGCTGATAAAGCTAACTGTTTGGCTATCAGTTGCCACTTTAATGCGTAGCGCTGCGCTAAAGCCAAACTTGTTGACCGCTTTACGGCGCTTGGTAATGCCAACCCCAACTGCGTCAGCCCAAAAGAAATCATCCCAACTGGCGATATCCCAGCTTGCCATATTGCTTGCAAATGTTGTTGTTGCTACTGCAATGCCACTAACAGGCGCTTGGTCAACCCCAACCCCAAAGTCAAAAGCCACATCAGTTTCGCCTTCAAGCATTGGCTGCACGCTGCTAAAGCGCTTCACCCCGCCGCGATCACCAAAATAATTGTAGCTAGTTGCCAGATCACCAACGATGTTTTGATCAATGTCAGCGTTGCCGCCTACCTTAAAAACCTTGCCGCCAGCCCCACCAAAATATGTGTCACCATTGAACTGACCCCACACAACGGCAGGTATGTTTTGAAAAATGCACCAAGCCCTGATAATCGGATTGAAAACGTGCTGATTATATAAATCGTTACTGTTGCCAGTTGGATAATTGAAATAAACTGCGTCACCGTTTGGGCTTACAAATATCTGCCAGCCTTGACTTGTGCCTGTTTCTGCTACCTGGGCAATGACTGTGCCTCTGATCTTTTCTGATATCGCTGCTGCCTTATTGCCAACAAGGTCTTGCCTGACCACTTGGCTTAACGGCAGATAGCCCTCTTTGGTCATTATGACAACATCACCGCCCAGCTTGGCGATTGCGCGTTTTTCTTGGATTGGCTCTGCTAAACGGAACGAGCCGACAAGCGCAAAATCACTAGAAGGGTTAGAGCCGCTATAAATTAACACCTCGCCACTTGACATAATAATGCAAAGCAAATCATCAACGCCCTCACCGCCGTCAATCGACAGGCTGTTGATCATTATAATGTTACCGCCGTATGTGCCGACTAGGCCGACAGGGAACTTGGTAAAATTACCTTGAAACGTATCGACAGACGCACTGTGATAAAAATTCTGACTTGTGCCTGTCCAGTAGTAAACGCGGTTTTTGTGTGCGTGTACGCCGGTCAGTGTGTTTGGATTTACACTGTCTGATAGTGTAATTGACAAATCAGAAGCGCTGGAGCCATTCCAGCTAAACGGCAAGTTTGCGCCACTAGGCACAATGATAGATAGATTGTTAAACTCGATATGCTCGGCACGGCCATTGGCAAGGCCAGTTTTCTTGGAAACGGCTGACCCGGTATCAATCTGGTATAATACACCATCGCTGCCAATCGCCAGCAACTGCCTGTTTGCGCCTGCGCTATGCTCTATCAGCGTTTCCACATCACCAGACCCAATGCCAGTGCAAAACTGCGTATAACCATCGCGCAGCGTGATCTTGCCGGTTGTCGGAAAGAAATTGCTCATAATCAGCGCATCAGTCGGCGGCATGGCATCAATAGAATCACGACTGTTCAGGCCGCCCACAGGCGCTGGCACAGATGCCGCTTTGACGCGGTACTGGTTTGCTGATCTAACTGCTTGAAGCATTAAAGGCCATATCCTGAATCTGGAAGGTTGTAGCTATATGGGCTGACCAAATAGCGCCTGGCATCGTCTAGTGTCAGGATTGGCGCACCGCCTGCGCGGCTGATGGCCTGCCTGAGTTCCATTTGATACTGGCGAAAGTCCTCGTCATAGATTAGGCCGTGGCTTTGCTTAAACCGCCATGTAACGCCCATTTCCATCAATGTTTCGTCTAGTATCCCAACATCGCTATCAGCCGCCATAGCAGCCTGTGATGTGCCGCCGCTAGTCTGATTCCAATGGCTTGATACATATTCAAAGCCAACGCTCTCAGCGCTGTCAGGTGTTGGTGTAATATCAAAGCGCAAAGCATTGCTTGCAGCCTTCAGTCGAAAGCGCTGGACAATGCCGCCAGTGACTGTGCCAAAGCGATCAGCCTGGTAGGCTTGCGGTGTAATAGGGCCAACCATTGCGTCAAGCTCTGTGCGGTTGTAAGCCGTGCCTGAAACAAAGTGATCAAAATCAGACGGCAGCGCATAGTTCTGCGTGCCGTTCACAGTGTTAAAAGTGTGTTCCTTCATCAAGATCGGCCAGTTATTGGCACGCATCAGTTGAGCGCCCTCGCGGTTAATCATAACCAGAAGCTGCCGCGCAATCGGATCAGTATTGCCAGCAACCGTTGTTGGGCGCTCAAACCCTACAAAGTCGCTAACTGCTTGTGCTATTGTTAGCAGGCTCATTTTTCACCTCTGGTTCTGCCAAGGTTTGGGCCGCAACGGCCACCTCAACAACTAAATCCTCTTTTGCTTTTTTAGCCTCAACGTGCAATTCCGCAACTTTATGTAACTGCACAAATGGATCGCCCATTTCTCTTAAGGAAACTTCATCAGCCCCCGCCAATTCTTCAATTG